CAGTCGTGTAATTCGTGATGGACTTGAGCGTGCCCGGCCCAAACACGCCGATGAACGGGTACGTGTTTGCCGACGCGCTTGCCACGTTCAGATTGACCGCCACGAGCCCCGTTTCGGCGTTCTCGTCCGGCGTTTCCCCAGCGGTTGAAAATTCGCCGCTGATGTAGAGCGAGCCGTCTGAAGCGGGTAGAATAGAGCGAACTGAACCTGTTCCCGGAAGGTCAATGTCAAGTAATTGCCATGCCCCGTTATTCCAAACAGCGACTTTGTCTGTAAGAGTCAATCCACCTGCGGATGTAAATGCGCCAGCGGCGTAAAGCGTGCCGTAGTTCAATGCAATCGAGTTCACGATTCCATTTGTCCCCGTTCCAAGCGCGCCCCAAACAGCGCCATTCCAGTAAGCGATATAATCTGCGCCAGCGTTGCCGCCCGCGTTTGTAAAATTACCGCCGACAAATAGAAGCCCGTTATAACCAAAAGCAAGTGAATAAACCTCACCATTCAAGGCTTCCAGCGCCGTTACGGTTGTGCCGTCAAATTTAGCGATATTTGTAGCGCCGGAAACTCCATCAAGGCTTGTGAATTTGCCGCCGACAATTATGTCACCGTTGGGTGCTAAGGCGATGTCATTGAAATTATTTGTTGGACTGAATTCTGACCATTCTATGTTTGTCCAAGCCAAGCCTGAAACAGAATAACTGCTCCGCATCAAACCATAATTCTTTGTGCTGCCAGCATTCGTAAAAGCTCCAACGCTGTATATGTATCCAGCAGGACTGATTAAGAATTTCTTTGGTAGCGTTATACTTATATCTGCTCCGGATGATTCATCTGCCCAAGCTGGTGGTGTTCCAGTTGTAAGAGTATAACGTTTCACATATAATACGCCCCCAACAATCAAGTCCCCTTCAGGCGTGACTAATATTGAATAAACTGCCGATGAAGGCTTGCCGGTACTGCCAACCGCTTCCCACTCTTCACTTACCGGATTCCAGCGTGCAAGATAAGGGTAAGCCGCATCTGTAAAAGCACCACCGGCATAAATCTTGCCGTCTGGCCCTTCTGCCATGCAATAAACAACGCCATTCAGCCCCGTAATCAGGCTTTCATACTCACCCGTGCCAGAATTGAACTTGCACCAGTTGCCCTGCGGGTCTCTTTTCACGATAAACTCAGCAGGGAAGTCGGCGTACAAATCCAGCACCTTGCCCTCTTGGTATGCGCCTTGAAACAAGCCGCTTGGGACGGTGAAGTTCAATACATCTTTCTGGAACACAGGCAGACTCGGTGTATCAGAATGGGAAGGCTGGAACACGCAAACAATATCTACCGGATTAGTAGCTTCTACTCCATTAGCATCGAAGCCTTGATAACGGATAATGCGCTGCTCATGCCCACGCCATGCATTAGGCATGTTGATTCCAAATTGCTCTCTCACAGGCAAGTTGCTCAATAGGTCGGGTCGCAATGCATCAAGAATAACTTTCCGGTTTGTCTGCAGCTCACCCTGATTGTCGCCAGTATAAGCCAGCACCATGCTGATATTTCTGCTCTTGCGAGTGTGGGTCTGGTACATATCCCCACCTGTGGTCATTTTGGTCATGATTTGATTCCAGTCGCCCATGCCGAAACCATGCACCGAAATCACTCTTGCGTAGTCGTTGATACAAAGCAATTCACCGCCTAAGCCAGTATTATCTGACCTTACTGAAGTCGAATTGCGGATAGTGCCAGTCCAATGGCAGCCCGGCGAGTATCCGTCAAATAATGTACTTGCTTTGCTCGCTTGCTCGAATTGCGCGCCGTCAACGTAGAACGGGTCGGTCGAAGCAACCACGTCCCTCAGCACCTTCGCGCGGTAAGTTGTTGCGTTTTCAGCCGCCGTGTGCGTAACCTCGACCCGCTGCCAGTAACCCGTTGCGGTGAACTGCTTGGTAGCCTTGACCGCATCAGCCCCATCCGAAATCAGAATCCGCATTGCCTGTCCAGCCACTCCCTTGACGTAGCACGAGAAGGTATAAGCAAGCGTATTGGCAACGGTCAGCCCGCTGTGATAAGCGCCGGAACTTACGCCAGTCGCCGGATTGACCTTCATGGAGTAAGCGCCCCACCTTTGTTCGTCACCTGTTTCCGCGATTGTCACGCCAGCGCCTATTGCCGTCCAGTCCTCTTCGAAGTCTGGCGATGCGAAGGTCGGATTCTTGATTTGATTCTCGGCATACTTAGGGACGACAATCCAAAACTTCATGCGTTCCAGAACGGGTGTTGTCATTATGTACCCCACGCTTCCATTAGTTCAAATGCCATTTTCACATCTCCTGCGTTTGCTGTTGTAGGCATAGATAAATTATAATTTATTTGCTTATATTCAGGAGTAACTGCCTCAAAATCGCCAAAACTAAAACCAATATCTCCAATTTTATTAACGCCTTTATCTAAAGCAATTTGTGCACCCTTCATTGATTTAGTAATACCCATCTCTAAACCAAGTCCCAAATTTAAACCAAATCCCATAAATACTTTTGAAGGACTGTGAATTCCAAGAACTCCTTTAGCTGCATTTATAATACTTTTAATAGCACCAACTACAGCATTTATTACTCCAGATAACGCGCTCATAACACCGTCTTTTAAGCCATTTAGTAATTGTGCACCGGCAGAAACCATTTGTCCAATACCTGATTTGATACCATTTACAAAGGCGGTAATAAGTTGGGGTGCTATTGCAATTAATTGTGGTATACTTGAAGCAATACCATTTATTAATCCATAAACTAATTGTACTCCAGCTGATATTAATGTAGCAGCAGCAGAAATAACTGCAGAGGCAAATGACATAATTAAAATAGGTGCCTGCGCTAAAATTTGTGGAAAAGCATTTATCAATCCTAAAAGCAAAGCAAAAATTAATTGGATACCTGCATCAACTAATTGTGGCAACATTCCCAAAATTGTATTAACAAGCATTGGTACTAATGTTATTGCTGTTGAAACAATTGTTGGTAACATAGAAACAATACCGAATACCAATTGAATAATAAGTTCAATTCCTGCAGTAACAATAGCAGGCAGCATAGAAACAATACCAGTAATCAAATTTGTAATAGCTGTTACACCAGTTACTATAATTTGTGGCAGCATTGTTATAATTCCAGTAATCACTCCCATTAATATTTGCATACCACTTTCAATCAACATTGGAAGCATTGATATAAGACCAGTTATTAGAGTACTAATAACTTGAACACCTGCAGTTAGGATAATGTTAAGCGACGATATAATAGCATTTAGTAATGCCATTATAAGTACAGGTCCCTGTTGCGCGAGCACAGGAATAGCTGCAATAATTCCATCAACTAATCCTTGAATTACATTAATACCTGCAGCCACAATAGTTGGTATATTGCTAATTATAGCGGTTAGAAGCGACAATAAAATCTGTAATGCCGCTGGGATAATTAAAGGCAATGCTTGCGCTATTCCATTTATTAATGCTGTTATTACACTAACACCTGCAGACAATAATCCTTCAATATTACTAGTGAAACCACCAACGAATTGTGTAATAATTTCAGGAGCTTTACCTACGAATTCAGGAACAGCGGTGGATAATCCACTTGTAATACCTTGCAATATATTAGTGCCTGCTTGCATAAGACCTGGTAATTTATCAGTTATTGTTTGTAAAATACCAGTAACTATCGATCCTGCAGATGTAATTAAATTGGGTAAACCTTGCGCAAAACCATTAGCGAGATTGGTAATAATTTCCAAACCAACTTCTAATGCACCAGGAATAATTTCCTCAAGAACAGATAAAATTATTGGCATTAAGCCATTCATAGTACTCATAAGACTAGGAATAGTCGCAGAAACACCACGCACAATGCCAAATATAAGGCTCGAACCAAATGTTATAACATCCTCTAAAATTGGAGCCAAATTTTTTCCTAAATTACCGATCACGGCGGAAAGAACACCGACACCCGTTTCTAATTTGCCTTCGCTAAATAAACCTATAACAAGTTTTAGTCCATCCGCAAACTTTGTTATTACAGGAATTACAGGTTGAATTGCTGTTAGCATAGAACTAAACATTACGCCAAAACCACCCGCGAGAGCGACAAGCATAGGACTTAATGAAGTTGCTAGTCCTGCAAATGTGTCCGTAAAATCTGCTAGTGTGGGTAAAAACGCTACGCCTAATTCATTTTTAAGATTTGTAATAGTAGCCTGAAATCTTTGAATAGACGCAGCAGCAGAGTCTTGCACATCTGGAATAGCCTTAGTATTCTCTGCCAACTTCTGCATTGTCATATTCCATATGGCTACAGATTGTTCTTGTTTTGTGAGTGAATCAGCTGATTTTCCAATTGATTTAGCATACGCATCATACGCTTCAGTGGCCTTAATCTGAATACCCATATTATCCAAAATTCTAGGAGACGCACGTCCTACACCAACAACAAGACTATTCATAAGATATTCCATAGAAGTACCAGTAGACATTGATACTTTTTGGAGATATTCCATAGCTGTCGGTAATTGTGTAGCAATAGTAGGACTGATAAGCATCGCTGCTTGGTTAAAGTTTCTCATCATGTCTGCCGCAGAAATCATACCGCCTGAAGCTGCTGTTAATTCAGAAAGCATGGTTTCACCAGACTTACCTGCAGATATTGATATTCTATTAAAACCTTCTTCAATAGTTGGTAAAAACGCAGCGTCCTTTGCAAGACCTGTAAGCGCTGTTCCTGCAGCAGTAATACCAGCAACCGCGGTTCCTGCAACAATACCAAATGCACCGAATCCTGCTAACGCAGTTGCACCTATTGCAGACGTCGCTACATCTGCCGCTGTTACTCCTGCGCTCAATAAATCGATACTATTCTTAGCGCTGTTGCAACCTTTTTCAAAATTGGTTGCATCTAAACCAAGAGTAACTAGTAACTCACCTATGTCTGACATAAGTCATTTCTCCACCGTGCATTGCATTTACAGTTTTAGCAAAACCAACGGCATCATCAGCAGTTTCGTCAAACTTAGGAAAGAACTCCTTTGCAGATACTGCTTTAGAACCTTTCTTTCTATTAATATTAACTAAAGTGGCAGAAGTTTGAGCGTGTCCTAGATAATCAGCCTCAAATCCAAATGGTTCTAATCCATAAAATATAGCCCACTCGGATAATTCTTTACTAGATATCCTGCTCAATAATTCTGCCACAGTCATACCTAATTCCAACGCTAACCGGAAATAGAAGCGCCGGTTGCCCCGCGACTTTAATTTTTTTCCAGAACGCTCGTCTCTTCTTTAGAAAGGCCACTTAGTCGTTGGGCAGTATCAAAAATCCGCTGCAGTGCAGAAGCTGACTTTTTGCCGAGTTCAATAACATCTGCGTCATCAAACAACCTATTCCCATTCTCATCGCATGCGGTAAGTGAAACCATTTTTGCCCGAACATTTATCATATTGATTTTTTGCGAAGATCCTCTAATATCTACAACAGAAGATTCGAATAAGTCGCGTTCTGCACCAGTCATGCCACGCACAAAAATATACCCGCCCCACTCAGGTACTTCTACCTTTTCAATTTGAAGATCGTTAATTCCTAAAACTTGATCCTTTGTAAGCATACGTCTCCTTTATGTAATATTAATAGCACCGGTAGGTTTCAAAGTTACAGATGCTGTAAGCGCTCCATCAACAGGCATAGATGGTTCGAATCCAATAACATAACAAGTAGTAAATGTCCATGTGACAGCAGGCGTTGTGGGAAACACAATTGAATACGTAGTCGCTGTTCTAGTTGTCAAGTCATTTAACAAACCGCCCGCCGCGTTTTTATGCGTCGCAGCATTTGGATCGTAAACAATGTCAAGAGTAATTTCGCCAGATCGCAAGATCGTTGCAACAACCTCTTCCCAAGCTGTAGCACTATCATGTTCAGTAACATCTACAGTATCAAGAGAAATGCCAGGGCCACTAATATTTGTAACCTGAGCAATCTCTACAGCGCCCCTCATAAGAGCGGTACCCCAAGCAGCATATTTAGTCATATTAAATCTCCTATATTATGGCGTATAAGTACTTGTTAGCACAGGAACGCCGGTTATTTTAAGGGTGCAACTAGCAGTTAGTGCACCGTCTACAGCCATAGAAGGCTCAAATCCAATTACATAAGCGTCAAATGTCCATTCTGTATATGCAGAATCTGGGAACTGAAGTTCAAAACTTTCATAACTTCTGCCAACCAAATTCGCAAGAATATCTGCATGTGTAGCTTCTGCAGGGTCAAACACAAGATCCAAGGTCATTTCGCCCTGACGCAGAATAGTCACTGCCACTTCTTCCCACGCCGACGTTTGGTCGTGAGAAGTAACATCAACAGTGTCTAATGATAGCCCAGGACCTCCAATATTTGTTACAGCAGCAATTTCTATTCCGTCCATTAGAAGGGCGGTTCCAAACGCAGCGAACTTTGTCATGTATCACCTCACTCATTATGACTAAATTTGTAATCTACCATAGTATAATACAAATCTAAATCGGCTTCAATAATATCTATTTCACTTTCAGGCAATATAGCGTAGATGCTAACTTTAGTTGTAGTACCTACTTCTGCTTGATAACCTAAGAACGCTTTTCTAACTGCAGCAGACATTTGTTTACAAACATCTATTGAGTTTGCGTATAAATTAAATTGAAATCTGGGATTTGAAAGCCCAGTGGATGTTTGGTCGTGAGTAATAAGTCTATACGTAGAAACACGATGATATGTTATAGCTGGAAGAGTAGCATTTTGCGGCAATCTAAACGCGTACACGCGTGTACCAACTAGAGCAGCGACGTCCGCGCTATTCTTCAATATAGATGTAATCGCTTTTTCTATTTCCAGTACGGCCATTTTACACCGAATCCATGTACGCTTTTATTACTGTACTCATTGATTCAATTATATCACTCTTGTGCTCATCAAACGCAGGTCGTATGTAAGGTCTAGCTGGTATATATACCATTTTAGCGAAGCGCATTACGCCATCATCACCAATCCATGATAGCGTGCGTGCTCGTTTAGGAGTAATAATCCCGCCGTATTCGTGTATTTTATTGTATACAAGGCCATAGGAACCTGCTCGTACATACCCTGCACGTGTAACAACTACTTTTAGTGAGTCTGATAGCGCGCCTGATCTCTGTGTAAAATTAGCCCACACATTATCTCTTGCAAAGCTAACAAAAGTTTCACCCCCAGCTTTTGCGGCGTCTGTAGCTAAAGCAGTCGGAACTTCCACGCCCATCTTATTAAGTTTAGCGATCAATTCCTTGGCGCCTTCAATACGAACGCTAACAGCCATTACAGCTCCAACTTCCTTAACCTGACAATATACGCAGATACGCCAACAATAACGATAGTAACTATATCGAACATTTGAGTATATGTAGTATCACCACGAAGATTGGCGACTTCTATTCTATCTCGTAAATCTAAAACAGTTCCATATGGAACTCTAAGAATAGCGTCATAACTAATAATGGTCATAGTATCAAGTTCTTTTTCAATACCAAAACCCATATCTCTATGACCGAACATCGAAAATCCACCAATTATAGGAGTAGGGTCTTTTGTCCATGTCTCTACAATGTCACCAAAATCATCAAAAGAACACGAATACACATGTCGATATACAGTTTCCATCATATGCGCTTCAGCGGTTTCGCGCATCTTAATTTTATCTATTTCAGACCAATGAAGATTCGTAGTCATCAATATCATCCTTATAATACTTATCTTCATATCCTAAAGAATATACAGTAGTCATTGGATCTTGTTTCATCTTTAAATTATTGCCTTTAGATCTACTAGCATAATATGATGCTTGTTCCAAGGCCATCTTATGTTTCTGCTCTCTTTGAAATGTGCCACCATCAGCATGAAAATCGAATTCATCAGAGACAGCAGAAGCTTTTTCAAGCCATATTTCGCTAGCGACTAAGAATATATCGTATGTTGGAGTCCAATCACTATCAGTAGGGTATAACCCATTTATATCAACCGTTGGTTTACCTTCAATAGCTTCTATTAAATCAGCATCAGTATACACTGTACTGGTTGATTCAGCTATCATTCGTCGTAATCGTCTTACATCGCTAAGTGTAGCTGTCATAATTCTCCTTTAGTAGGCGGGTAGTGGATTCCCGCCTACTAAATCAAGAAGAGGAGCTCTAAGGAGTAGCACCAGCAGTGGGTTTCAACACTGAGAATGGATACCGAGTAGCTTCGGTATCATTCACTGGATTAATAGGATTAGGAAGCGCCCAACCCCACCGCATATAGCAGCGCAAAGCAACCATATCTTGCTGAGCAAGGTTATAGATGATGGAACCAGTTGTAGGATCTTGAATCACAGCTTGGTCCAAAATCTTATAAGTAAGATCCGTACGAAATGCATATACTAAACGATTCCAATCACCACAAATCATTAGAGATTCAGTAGAATCATACGAACCGTTCAGCGGGAAAAACGTCGGCAAGCCATCAATAGTATAAGGGGCCGAATCAGGACTCATACCAGTCATAGCAGGACGGAACAACGGCAAACCAGTGGAAGCATCGCGTAAGCCACGCAACATGCCGCGCATTTGAATACCGGCGACAAAACCATTAGGCATATAGCCATCAAGTTCTACATGAGAAATCAAACCAGGAGTAGTTGTAGCAGCATCATACCCCATAATATCATCATATAAGTCACCAACATCGCCGAGTTCTAGCACATTGCCAGCGTTATTAGCACCAAGCACAATGTCATCTGGCCAGTTAGCAGGAGCGTTCACCCCATGCAAAACGGCAGCATCAATAACAGAACCGAACGCTTGGCCAATATATGGCTTAATCTCGCCAAAAATATCGTACGCAGCATCTTGCAATGTGCTAACAGCAATCGGAACAATACAAGCGATTTCTTCTGCATACAAATAGATATTCTTCCATTCTGCGCCAGTGGTATCTTTAAAACCGAGAGAATTTTCAGCAGAAGGAGAAACTTCTCCAGGAACACCATCTACAAAGTAAGCCAAAGGAAGAGCGCTCATAACAGGGATACGCCGTTGGCCAGCAGAAAGATTGGCGAGGCGTCGTCCGAGTCGTAAAACTACGGAATTTTCTACCGTAGACTTGAAAATTTCGCGAGAAGCATCCTCAGGAATGAGGGCTTCAGCTTCAGTTCTAGTAATCATATTTATCTCCCAAATGCCGCACTTCTAAGAGCGGCGTTAATATCATTATCTAATGCACGTTTACCAGTACTTCCAGCATCCGTGCTGCTAACTTTAAACAGTTCAGGAGCAATCTTTTTAAGGTCGTCCCATTTTGGTGAACCGTCTTCTTTAAACAAATTTTCTACAACTGCCAAAGCATAAGCTGCTTTAGTATTTGTACATTTAATATTAGCTTGACCAGCTTCTTCAACAAATCTTGCGCGTCTTTCTACTTCAGCATACTTTTTATCTGTCTCTTCAAGTAATCGGACTTTCTCAGCTAATTCTTGTTCAAGCGCAGATCCCTTCTCAGCTTTCGGAAGTAGGTCTTTAAGTTGTCTTTCAAGATCTTTTCTTCCATTACGCTCTTTTTCAAGAGCAGAATTTAATCCATCAGTATGCTTTTTATAAAGAGCTTTTATAGGTTCATCAACAGATGCAAGAAAATCCTCAAATGTCTCATAAGAAGGAGTCTCTTTAGTATCAGTATTTTCAAATATTTGCTCAGACATCTCGTCTCCTTTTATGACATCTCGTCATATTTATATTATATATCATTTGTAGTAGTAGTGCCATCGTCCACCTCTTCAATAGAATTATCTATTGATTCAGTGGGGTTATTAGTTTCTTCTTTTTCTTCGTCTTCTTTATCTGCTTCCATTTGAGCTATTTCATCATCAGACCACCCCATTCTACGTAATATGGTATTCAATGGTATGCCAGCTTCTACTTCTGTTTTTATAGTTTTAGCGGAGACTTCCATCATCTCGACTTCAATCTTATGCCAAACTGTAGTAATATTTTCAGTAGAACCATACAAAAACTTCAAAACTTGCATCCACCCTTCGTCCATAATTTCTTGATATTGTTCTGTTTTCTTTACTAATGGAACTTCCATTACAGATAAAGCTTCGCCACTCACATTAGCACCCGATTGCATAAAATAATGTTTCGGAGTACGCGAAATAACGGCGATAGCTCCTGATAGTCTATCGATGGTTTCAAGGTACATACCTGTGCGAGCCGCTGCAAATTCTCCAATCTTTGTCTCTTCCTCATCTGTAGGACCTTTTGGAATTTTGAAAATCGTTTGAGGACTCGCTTTTAATGAAGAAATATCTGAATTGGTAATAATCCACCGCTGTGGGAACGCATTAAATTCTGATACTACCATCATATCTGAAAATGTTTTATTGATAGCATCTTGTAATGGAATAATATTGCCTAATTCTATAATATCAGACCGAAAATGAACTATAGGAATCTCGCCATAAGGATTTGGGATAATATCTGTAAGCGAAAAATTCTTAACAGAAACTGCGTTATCTGACGAAGAAACATATTTTTCAATATGGTCATCATAGTATAAATTAGCTTTTACACTATCTTTAGCTCGCCATATCTTCAAAGCGTACGCCATTTTATAATAATCTTCTGTAGAATACACTACTACAAGGTTGTTAGGGTCATTATAAAATGGTTTATTTACACCATTAATCCTATCAAACATAATATATCCATTACCTGTTACAATGCAATCACGGTGCACTTTTCTTGATAGCGTTTTAACTTTGTTATCGATATATAATTTGAACAGCTCTTTGCTCACATCAAGATCATTCCCATCCCATCCTTTGAACCCGAGTCGATCTAATACAGCATCGACAACCACAGCGCACCAATTCTCAACAAAAGAGACGGTAGTTCTACCAAATACCTCGTATAATCGTTCCGCAGTAAAAATCATTGGGTGGTTTCCAGAATAGTAATCTTGATATTTTTTGTTTATAAAATACTGGTTCTTCCATTGCTCATATGCATTGGTTAAATCGGGGTTTTGAATTTCTTCCATATTACCACCTCAGTTGAGTAGCGGCTTTTTGTATTTTAGGTTTATTAACAAGATATCTTATTGCGTCCATCGAATGATCGTATTCTTTTATCGGCTCATCACGATTGTCTTTCCAAGAATAAGTTTCGAACTCGGCAATAGTTTTCAAACAGGAAGGGTCAACGGTTAGCCGAGGTTTTTCATTCGGTCTAATATCTAAAAGATTTTGAACTCTGCGTATTCCATCCATTACTTTACCTTTACGTGGTATTACGTGTAAACCACGTTTTCTTAATGCTGCAATTAATCCTGCAGCTGCAGCATCAACTGTTACATCTGTATTATAATCCCCATTTGTCCAACGGTATACTTGTTCTACAATTTCCGACTGCAATTTACCCGATTCATAAAATTCTCTAGCAATATGATACTCATCATCGCCTCCGATGTAAACAAGTAAAATTACTGCAGGATGCGTGTAACCCTCATCAACTGTGAGAGCGTAATCATCAAATTCGGATATATTTCGTGTAACGATATGCGTAGAAGGTTGAAACATTGGATAAACTAGACCATCAAATGACACAAATTCGCCATAAATTTCCTGGTGCAAAAATTGACCTGAATATCTGCTTAGCAAAGACTCTTTCCACTCTTTAGAAGCGTACGGGTTTTCTAACGTAGTTACGTTGAAAACGCGCATTTGTTTTGAGGCCTCGTAAACCCAGTTTGCGCGACCTTTAGGTGTTGTTGTCACCCAGCAAGGACCGGCGGTTCCATCAGCACGCAAACGACCTATGACGATGTCCCAAGTCATTGGATGAGCAAGAGCGCCTTCATCAATCCACGCCCAGTGAAGGTTTGGTCCTCGAAGATGTTCGGGGTTGTCGCCTGATCGAAATAGAATTTCCGCGCCATTTTTGAGCGTGATAATCATGTCCGATTTGTTGAACTTCTCTATCAAATCATAATTGATATCCATAAACGTACGAATCGTCGCATCTTGCAACATACGGAACGTAGGAGCTACCACTAGGCCTAGAGTGTGGGGTTTAGCGTAAATTATAGATTTTATACAGCCAGCAAGGGTTTTGCCAGAACCAATTCCACCAATCATAGCGGTAAACCGCTCTTCACTGGTTACGAAATCGTACTGATTGCCATAAAGCTCAATTTGCATTATTCATCCGCATACCGCTTAACAATGTTGACCTCAATAGCACCGCCATTCTTACCAGAAACTTCAGTTTTGTCAGGTACTTTGCCATAAGCGAGTTCGAGCGCGGCTTTCTGCTTTTGAAAGTCTGACGAAGTCATCCAATCACGAATTATGGCTTCTACTTTTGTCGTGTCGACGGTCCCGTCAGGATCGACAGCTTCGGTAGCAATTTGAATTGCCAAATGGCGCAATTGATTGAACTTTCTTGGGGCTTTACCGCCTTTAGAGGCGCGAGGGTCCCCTTTTACAAAAGGCTTACCCCAGCTTTTACCTTTGTTGCGGTGAATAATTCCATTAGCATCAGCTTCAGGAAGAGGATTAGTGTCTGCACTATCGGTCATTAGCACCTCCAAGCCCCCTTTTTTCTCAGGGGCAGATAACATTTGTATACATTATAATACATTTTTTGCAAAAGTTCCCTTTTTCCTCCCGGGTATTAGGAGAACAGGCAGCGCCCCACGCGCGGTGGAACGATACTAATGATATATTAATTGTATTAATTCAATTAATATATTAATTGTATTAATTCAATTAATATATAAATAGTATTAATACTAATAATATATTAATTGATTCAATACAATTAATACTAATAATATATTAATTGATTCAATACAATTAGTATATAAATAATATTATTAATTTTATTTATATTAATATTAATTTTATTTATATTAATATAATATTATTAATATAATATTATTCACTTAACTATTAATATTATTTATATTTAGGAGAGTAATATATAAATATTATTCTCCTAAATATAAATATTATTTATAATTATAAAATATTTTTGTTAACAAAATCATTACCCCTTGTTAATAATCTCTTAATATTTCTGTTATATAATATATAATAAAAAAGGTAAACCCCACCCACACCCACCAAGGTTTACCCACCAATCATAGGCAAAAAGGAGCCAAAATGTCAGACAACAGCAAGTCCACCACCCCCACCACCCCCCTGCAGGACCTCACAGCCTCGTTCGTCAAAATGCTGCACGACGAGCAGGACGGCCTCACCCGTTTCAACGAAATTGAAGCCGCACTCACCAACTCCACCGCCGGCACGCCCGAGCACGCCGCCCTCCGCAAAGAGCGCACCCAGATGATTCTCCAAGTCCGCAACTCACGGAAAGCGCAGGAAGCGATCAAAACCCAGATGCTCAAGATCTAGGACACACCTCCACCCACAACCGAATAGCCGGGGCTCGCCACCCCGGCACCTTCTTTGAAAGGAGTTAGCAATGTTTTGGTTACTGCTTTTCTACAAAATCTCGATCACCCTCTTCGAGGACTTCTCGATCATCATCCGGATGGGACCACGCTGGTGGTAACACCCACACGACCACGACCACGACTTCACCCGTTGGAGTCGTGGTTCACCCCTCACGACGACCGCTCGGGCTACGGCACCGGGCACGGGACCACGGCGTACGGCCGGGGCGCGACACCGGGCGCGTGGCCACAGCACACGACCGCGGGTAGCAACACGACGCCGGGCGCAACACCCTAGGGCGCGGGCGCACACCACCCAGCAACACGAAACCACACGGCCTATGGCCACACCAACCAAACGCTCGCCAGAGCACCTTTTTTTTTGCCTCCAACGCTCACTGGCTCCAAGATCGACTCTGGGCGCGGATTCGGCTCTCAGGGCGGCTTCGTCGACTCGATTTGTGTGGCTCCGAGCTCGCGGCCGCAACCAGGCTCTCCGAAAGCTGCAACGAGCCTAACGGCGCCCATCCGAGTGTAGTTCTCGAGCACTCACCATCGCAACGGCTAGGGCGCCGGTCGCCGGCTTCAGCAACGGATAAACGGATCACCTGGATCACCTTTTGACTCTTGGGATATTAAATATATAAAGAGAATCCAGCTAGATATTTA